GACTGAGGAACTTGCTAAACACGAAAAAACAGAGTTAAGCGAAGTGCCAGAAGAAGTACAAGAGGAACTAAACCAACCAGCTGCTGAGCCAATTAAGGCTAACCCAGAGGTACAAACAAAACAAAATTTCAAGTTTGCTAACAAAAGAAAACTAAGCACACTTGATAGAGTAATGAACAAAATAATTAACAACTAAAATTAAATTAAATGGCTAATCCAACTATTACATCATCCAGTTATGCTGGAGAATTTGCTGGGAAGTACTTAGGTGCTGCCCTATTATCTGCATCAACGCTTGACGCTGGTGCTGTAACAATCTTACCGAACATCAAGTATAAAGCTGCTATGAAAGTAGGTGCTTTTTCAAACTTGGTTCGTTCTGCGGATTGTGATTTTGATGCTACTACTTCTGGTCTTACATTGACTGAGAAAGTACTAACACCAACTGAACTACAAGTAAACCTACAAATCTGTAAAAAAGAATTACACGCAGATTGGGAAGCTGCTCAAATGGGCTTTAGTGCCTTTGACGAGTTGCCACCTTTATTCTCTGACTATGTTATCTCAAGAGTAGCTGCTGAGGTTGCCAACGCAACTGAAACTTCTATTTGGAGTGGTGCTGCTGGAGAGGGTTCTTTTGATGGTTTCTTACAAGTTGGTTTAGCTGACGGAGATGTAAACGACATTACTGCCGTAGCTATCACTTCTGCTAACGTAATTACTGAATTAGGTAAAGTTGTAGATAACGCAGTTACTAACTGCCCAGCTATCTTAGGTAGAGAAGATGTAACAATGTATGTTTCTCAAAACGTAGCACAAGCTTACATTCGTGCTTTAGGTGGCTTTGGAGTTTTACAAAACGCTGCTGGTTCTGATAACGTAGCTTCGCAAGGTGCAAACGGATATGAAGGCAGAGGTACACAATGGTACAATGGTGGTGCTTTATCTTTTGAAGGTATCAATATGTTTGTAGCTAAAGGTTTCGGAAGCAACAAAGCTTTATTATCTACTAAGTCAAACTTGTTCTTCGGAACTGGTCTTTTAGATGACAGAAACGAAGTTAAAGTAATCGATATGGCTGACCTTGATGGTTCTCAGAATGTTCGTGTAGTAATGCGTTACACAGCTGGGGTACAAATCGGAATAGGAAACGATATCGTACTTTATTCTTAATAAATTAAATTAATCAACATAAATTGGGGTGGGCAAAACTGCCTACCCTTTTTTATTAAATCTAAAAAAATATGGCTTGTGCAATAACAAAAGGTAGAGGGGTTGGATGTAAGACCGCCTTTGCTGGAATTAAAAACATTTACATCTTAGATTATAGTGCTGCCATTGCTGCTTTAGGCGATAGTAGTGGTACTATAACACTACCAACGGACAACTCTGCTGAGTTCTTTAAGTTTGAAGTAAAAGGCGGTTTAAGTTCTTTAGAAACTACTGTAACATCAAGTAGAGAAAACGGAACGACATTTTACGAAAGTACTTTAAATGTTACCTTTCAACTATTAGACGTAGCGACACAAGAAGAAATTAAACTCTTAAACAGAGGTCGTGCACATTACGTTGTAGAAATGTATCCAGATGGTGCTGGGAACACTAAGCGTTTGTTAGTAGGTAGAGATAATGGTGCTGAAATCACTGGCGGAACTATCGTTACTGGTGCTGCTGCTGGAGATTTACAAGGGTTTACTTTGACTGCGGTTGCAACTGAGGTTTTCCCACCATTCTTCTGTACTGAACCAGACGTATCAAGTGCTACTCCAATCACACCAGCATAGGTTTAAATATATTTTTGTATATTTGTCCTATGTCTAATGGTTAACGGCATCAATAGAATTAGTCCTTTCTCACGAAAGGGCTTTTTTTATACAAAATAAAATAGTTTTGTTTATATATTAGTATGAAGATTATAGGAACTAACGGCGATAAAACTTTTAAGGTTATACCACGTCAATTTATAAGCGGTGCAATTACTATAAACCTAACAAGTGAAAGTACTGGCGCAACTATAAATAAAACACCTACCGCTTCAACAGATGGCAATTATATGTCATTTGTAGCAGCTTTCGGTACATTAACTGAAGGCGATTTTTATATGCTTGAGGTAAAGAATGGTGCTGCTGTAATTTACAAAGACAAAGTATTTTGCACAGACCAAACTATAAACCAAGCTAACAACGATTACTATTCTGTAAATGATGGCGAATACACCACAGAGAATAGCTTTGATAACGATTATATTATTTTATGAACGATTTAAGAATAGTTAATTTAAGCAGTTACACAAGTCCAGAGATTGTAGAGAAATCTAACAAGCAATGGGTAGCCTATGGAAGCGACAACAATTACTTTCAATACCTTATAGACCGCTACAACGGAAGTCCTACTAACAACGCTATAATCAATGGTGTTAGCCAAATGATTTACGGCAAAGGCTTAGATGCTTTAGACAGCAATAGAAAGCCAGAGGCTTACGCTAAAATGATTACTTTATTTAAAAAGGATTGTGTGCGTAAGTTGTGTTACGACCTAAAACTTATGGGTCAATGCTCAATACAAGTTATTTACTCAAAGGACAGAAAAACAATAGCACAAGTAGAACACATCCCAGTTGAGAATTTAAGAGCTGAGAAGTGTAACGAGAAAGGCGAAATAACTGGCTACTTTTATAGTGATGATTGGAGTAATGTAAAACCAAGAACAGAACTAAAACGCATACCAGCTTTTGGCTATTCTAAAGAAAGTATTGAGATTATATACGTTAAGCCTTACCGAGCTGGATATAAATACTATTCAAGTCCAGACTATCAAGGTGGTTTACAGTACGCAGAGTTAGAAGAAGAAATATCTAACTACCACTTAAACAATATTCTTAATGGTCTTGCACCATCGATGTTGATTAATTTTAACAACGGAACACCAAACGCAGAAGAAAGACAAAACTTAGAAAACCGCATCTACTCTAAATTTAGTGGTTCGAGCAACGCTGGTAAGTTTATACTTGCTTTTAATGATAACGCAGAGAGCCAAGCTACAATAGAGCCAATACAATTAAGTGATGCACATAACCAATACCAGTTTTTATCAGATGAAAGTGGTAAAAAGATAATGGTAGCACACAGAGTTGTAAGTCCTATGCTTTTAGGAATTAAAGACAGCACTGGTTTAGGTAATAACGCAGACGAACTACAAACTGCATCGGTCTTAATGGACAATACAGTTATTAGACCATTTCAGCACCTTTTAATAGATGCCTTTGATAGTATATTAGCTTTTAATAATATATCTTTAAAACTATACTTTAAGACCCTACAACCACTTGAGTTTACAGACCTTGAAAACGTAGAGGACGAAGAAACAAGGGAAGAAGAAACTGGCGTAAAATTAGCCAAAGACTTACCAAAAGAATTAGGTAGCGATATAGCAGATGCCTTAATAGACTTAGGAGAGGACGAAGCAGACCTTTTAAGCAACTTTGACGTAATGGATGAGCGAGAGGTTAACTATGACGAAGAAGATGGCTTAGATGAGGTTATAACGGACTTAAATAAACCCAAAGAAAAAAGCACACTTGCTAAAATCTGGGAGTTTGTAAGTACTGGTAGCGCAAAGCCTTATAGAAGAAGCGACCAAGATGGTGAAAGCAAAAAAGAAGATGAAGAAGGAAATGTATTTTTAGTAAGGTATATGTACAGTCCACAAAGATACGGCGCAAACTCAAGACCTTTTTGTAAAAAGATGGTAGATGCTAAAAAGGTTTACCGTAAGGAAGATATTATTTCGATGGATGATAAAGCGGTTAATCCAAAATTTGCAAAAAGTGGCGATAAGTCTGGCACATATTCTGTCTGGTTGTATAAAGGCGGTGCGAGGTGTAAACATTTTTGGCTTCGTAAAACTTATGTGCGTAAAAAGGGTAGTAAAAGTTTAGGCGATAACATAAAAGTACAAGATGCAAGAGCAAGGGGGTTTAAGCCAGAAACAAATGATAAAAAAGTATCAACTGCGCCAAAAAATATGAAGTATAAAGGTTATACCGCTGAATATTGGAACAAAATAGGATTTAAGAACTAATGGCAACAGCACTATTTATAAACAGAACGGACTTAGTTAAGAACTCTATTATTGATGGCAATGTAGACACAGATAAGTTTATACAATTTATTAAGGTCGCACAACAAATCGACATTCAAAACTTGTTAGGCACAGACCTTTACAACAAAATAGGTACAGATATAGCTGCTGGTGCTGCTGGTGGTACTGGTTTAACTGGTAATTACTTGACCTTAGTTAATACTTATGTTCAGCCTACTTTAATATGGTTCGCACAAATGAACTATATACCTTTTGCTGCTTATCAAATTAAAAATGGTGGTGTGTTTAAACACTCAAGCGAAACCGCACAGAACGTAGATAAAAACGAAGTAGATTACTTAGTAGCAAAAGCAAGGGAATATGCTAACTACTACTCTACAAGATTGGTAGATTATTTAAGTTTTAACGATAACTTGTTTCCAGAGTACAACACGAACACAAACGAGGACATCGACCCAGACACAGACACAACATTTAAAGGCTGGGTACTATGAGATACAAGGTCAAAGAAACAAACCTTAGTAAACTAAAAAAATATATTCTTGAAACTTTAAAGCAAGAGATAAAAAAGAAAAAGAATGAGTAACCCTATTTTAGCATTAATACCAAGCGGACAAAATACCGCCAAAGTTTATAGCATATTGCCAACCGATGGAACTGGCGACTTTGCTTATGAGCGCAATGCTAACGCCACAAGGGTACGAAAAGATGGTCTTATTGAAGTGCTTACTGTTGATGACACACCAAGACTTGATTGGCTAAATAGCGATTGCCCTAACTTACTTATAGAACCAATAAGAACAAACAGACAAATAAAGTCTGAGGAGTTTGACAATGCAGCTTGGAATAAACAAGCAGATTTAACAGTAACCGCAAACCAAGTTACAGCACCTACTGGAGAACTAACAGCAGATAAAATAAAAAGAGGCTCAACAACCAACACTAACAACTATATTTGGGATGCCGCTTCTAAGTCATCTTCTGCACAATTAGATGCTTGTACTTCTGTTTTCGTCAAACAAGGCGAGGGCGATTTTTTTGCCTTTAGAATGCAAGGCACTTACCCAAATAGAGCAGATGCTATTTTTCAATTTAGCAATACAACTTTGACAACAAGTGTAGCTGGTTCAAATTTCACAGTAGCAAGTTCTAAAGTAGAAAATTATGGGAACGGATGGTACAGACTTTCTGTTGTTTACAATACAGACGCTGCTGCTACTATTACAAGTTTTTTTAGTCCACGAGGCACAACTGGTCAAGTAGATGTTTCAGACACTTCTACAACTGCTTTTGTTTATTTATGGGGTTGTCAAGTAGAAGAAGGCAATAGTTTAACAAGCTATATAGAAACTACAAGCGGAACATCAACAAGAAACGCAGATGTTTGCAATGTTACAACACCAAGCGGAGTGGTTAAGATTACAGAAACATTTTCAGACGATACAACAAACGTCATAACAAGCATACCCGCTACTTATACAATAAGCGACGGTAAAATTAAAAAAGTGATAATGATATGAGTTACGGAAAGATTTACGAAACCACAGATTGGGGTAATGGTGCGTTAGATAATACCATAGGTTGGGGAATAGTTTATAGAGATTTTATAGACCCTACAACAGCTTTTGAGATATTAGCTGAGAATGGCGATTACTTACAGACTGAAAATAATGAATTTATAATAATAGAATAAAAATAAAAAAATGGCAAATAAAAAATTTAGTGAATTTACTTTAAAAACGGATTCGGCAAATGTCGATTTTGTTGTAGGTTATGACGGAACAGACAACGTCAGAATAGCACCATCAAATTTAAGTAGTGGTGGTGCATCAGACTTAAATGGTTTGAGTGATGTTTTAATTGATGGCACTTCTAATTATTTTGTTAATATACCAGCGGGATTAAGCGGTAATCCAGCAGACAATTTAATAATAGGCTCTAACACTGGAACAGACTTAACTTCTGGAACTAAAAACGTAATAATCGGAAAAGATGCTGGAGAAAATTTATTAGCTGGTACAGAGAACACAATGCTTGGCGTTGATGCTGGTACGGCTTTGACAAATGGCTCAAGAAATACATTTTTAGGAAGTTCTGCTGGATTTTTTACTGGTAATTCCATAGTTGATGTAGTTGCTATTGGTTATAAAGCTGGTACATATGCTGCTGCGAGTACAGCCATTGCAATAGGTAGAGAAGCGGGTAGAAACAATAGCGGTAATGGTAGAATAGATGTTGGGTACAGAGCGGGTTATTCAAATAGTTCTGGTTCTTGGAACTTAAATATTGGTTACTTTGCTGCATATAGTAACACAACTGGTGCCGAGAATACTGTAATTGGTACAGAAGCTGGATATAACAATACTGGGGGTTCGAATACATTTTTAGGCTATCAAGCTGGTTACAATCAAACAACTGGTTCAAACAATACTGTAATAGGACACGATGCTGAACCATCAGCGGTAGATGCAACAAACGAGATAACACTTGGCGATGCAAATATAGCCACTTTAAGATGTCAAGTTCAAACAATATCAGCCTTATCAGATAGTAGAGATAAAACAAACGTACAGCCTTCAACTTATGGATTAGATTTTATTAATAAACTAAATCCAGTAACATTTGATTGGAATATGCGAGATGGTGCAAAAGTAGGCGATAAAGATTTAGGTTTTATTGCTCAAGAACTTCAAGAGGTTGATGACGAAAGCTTACAACTTGTTTACGCTAATAACCCAGACAGACTTGAGGCAAGTTACGGAAGGCTTATACCAGTATTAGTTAAGGCAATTCAAGAATTAAAATTAGAATTAGATAACTGTAAAAATTGCAAATAATGTATAGAAACTTAATAACAACAGAAAACACAGAAGAAAGCCATAAATCGGTAATCACTTCGCAAATACAATACCAATTAAGTCAAATAGGTGCTGATGAAAATGTAGAACCAATTAAAGAGCATTTTAAGTGGGTTTTAGCAAATGACTTTTATAAAGATGAGTTAAGCGCAGAGCAGATTACAGAAATGGAGTCTTACTTAGATAGCGACTATGCTGATGCTTATGAAGATTTGCCAGAATAAGTAGTATATTTACATAAAAAACAATTATGGAAATTACTAAAGAACAAATTGCAAGAGTAAATCAAGTTATAAATACATTACCTATCGCTGTGTTAGCACAAGCGCAAGAGATTGTAAAAATACTTAACGAGTCAATACCAAAAGAAGATGATTAAGATTGGAAAATATGCTTTCAAAGATGAGTCTACATCTGATGCTAAAATAAAGGCTTTAGGGGATAACTCACACGCTATTGTAAAACTTGGGCATATAATTTTAAAAAAGGCAGACAATGTAGATGACTATGTATTTAGTGATAAATACCACATAGACGTTATGTGGGTAGGCTTAGATGACCACCCTTACGGCTGGAAGTCTGCTGCTGTTGGTAATATAGATGATAACGGAGTACACAGCTTTTATGGTGTGGACTATCAAACAAATAAAATGTAATGGTTAGAGGATTAAGATACTTAGCAGACAAAATAGAAATGTTGCAGTTTTACCTTATTACTAAGTGGAACAACTTTTTAAATAAAATAAAAATGTAATGGCAACAGAGGTAAGCGAAAATACTAAATTAACTTTAGACTTAAAAACAATAGCAATGATTGTATCTTTTGCTGTTAGTCTATGTACTGTTTATTTTACGCTTAAGTCAGATATAGCGGTTGCGATGACAGAGCCAAAGCCAGAGGTAACATCCACAGAATTTAGGTACAAAGATGAAATCATACGCAAGGCTATTATGACAACCCAAGACGATGTTAAAGAGATGAAAGAAACTCTTAAACTATTGGAAACAAGATTGTACGAGATAACTAAACAGCAATGAGATATTTATTGTTTTTATTTTGTTTAACCTTACAAGCACAAGACTATAAAGATGGTATTTCAATAGTTCAATTTAGTGCTGAGTTTACAAAAGAAAGCGAAATATCCCTTAAAACTTTTAGAAGTTACAATACACACTTGTTTTATATGAGTGAGCAGCCAGAGGCGTTTAAAAACAACAGTATTGTTTACGTTCCGTCTATATGTATTTACAATGATGGAGAACTACTAAGAAAGATTGAGGCTGGTATAAATTTAAAACTACCAGAGAACACTTTAGATTTAATAAACAAAGAAATAGATAACATACTAAACAAGCAATTTTAATGAGATTTATATTTATAGCTTTATTTTTTGCAATTAATGCCAATGCTCAGATACTAAAAAAGGTGTTTAAGTATTCTACATTATACACCGCTTACACCCAAACAAACTCAATCCAACCACCTAAAACTTTTTACGTTACGCAAAGCAGCGAACTTATTGAAACCACACGCAGAAACCCAGCAGACGAGGTAAAAACAATAGGCTTTAGAAAGTTAGCGTTTTTTGGCTATGAAGATAAAGAAAGGTTTTACGATGGCACAGAACAAAACAACTCCATAAACTCAAATATAGGGAACGTCAAAGGCTTAGAGTATTTATTTGAATACCAACAAGGCAGACAGCAAGGTAGAGAGTTTGAGAACAAACAATACTTTATTAGATACTTAGCAGAATGGTGGATAGCAAAAGCCGAACTTAACCAAAACCAACTTATAGACCTTAACTACAAAAGCGCAGATTTAAGGTTTAGATTACCAATGACTAAAAAGCTGTCTATTAGTATAGGTGCTATATATAGAACTTACGACAAAGCCTACGGACACAATCCAATACAAAAGTATTTAGAAGATAATAATTGGTGGAATTTAAGTTATGAGTACGGACACTATGACGTTCCTTATAACTGGGAATTAGCAGACGGACAAACTGGCTTTGAATATTTTTGGTTTGACGAAAACGACAATCTTATATCTTACTCAGATTTAGATTATAGAAATAGTATTTATAGTAGTTTAGTAAACAGATACAATAGAGAACAACTTGCGCTTATTGGTGGGTTTGCTGATATATCTACTGTTTTTGGTTTTGACTTTTACCACTATCGTAAAACTTTTTGGTTGCATATATACGGAAATATTTTGCCACATCATAAACTTGTTGAGGGGGATGAAAAATACTCTTATGGTAGTTTTGTAGGTGGTAATAGGTGGACTGATTACAGCATAGGCGGTAGCTTTGGTTTGAGAATTACAAGAACATTTGGACTGTTTGCAGAACTAACTAATCAACGCTGGTGGGATAGAGAACTTAAAACTATTAAGGTAGGTGTAAATATTAAACTATGACAAAGAACTTTAACATAGATGAATTTAAATGCAAGGGCAATCTAAGGGGTTGTAGTTGTGAGATGCCAGATGAGGTCTATAAAAACATTCAAGAACTTGCTGAAAATCTACAAATAATTAGAGATGAATTGCAAGAGCCTATAAAAATAAATAGTGCTTATAGATGTGAAAACCACAATCGTAAAATTGGTGGCTCATCTAAGTCGCAACACGTTAAAGGTAAGGCTGCTGATATAGTAGTAAAAAACCTAACGCCAGACGAGGTTGCAAATGCGCTTGACAATCTACAACAAGGTGGTTTTATAAAATCTGGTGGCTTAGGTAGATACGACACTTTCACACACATAGATATTAGAGGTACTGAAGCAAGATGGGATTTTAGAAAAAAATAATTATGCCAAAGAAAAAATTTAAAGAAACGAAAGTAGGAAAATTCCTTACAGACAAAGTACCAGCTATTGTTGGATTGGTAGGCGATGTATTGCCAGATGCTGGTGTTTTAGGGGTTGTGAAAGGACTTATACAAAAAGAGCCAGACATTGTGCTACCGCCAGAGGACAAAGAGAAAGCCTTAAAACTTCTTGAGCAAGATATGATAGAAATGCAAGAGGTAACAAAAAGGTGGCAGTCCGATATGCAAAGCGATAGCTACCTTTCTAAAAACACAAGACCTTTAACCCTTATATTTTTGACTTGTTCTTTAGTTATATTTATTTTACTTGATGGCTTTGAGATAGATTTTTCTATTGATGATGCTTGGGTAGATTTACTTAAATCACTTCTTATTACTGTTTATGTAGCTTACTTTGGTTCTCGTGGTGCAGAGAAGTTTAAATCTATAAGCAAAAAATAATTTTTTTTATTTAAATTATTATTAATAACTTTGAGCTTTTTATTATAAAATTATGGTATACTTAAATAGATATATATTTAGGGAAACATAAACAGATAAAGAAAGGGAAAAATAAAATACTAAAAAACAGTTATAATAAAATAATGACTTCTGTGGTCTATTCTAATTTGAGGGAATGCCAAAAAAAACACAAAAATACTGGAAGAATAAGATTGACAAAGTATTTCACGAATACATAAGACGTAGAGATGCGGACAACAATACTGGTAATTGTGATTGTGTAAGC